CAAGAAGATATGGAGGAATGTTTTGCTCATTCTGGATCATCTCCTGTTCAATCATTGTTTGAATGTTTTTTTACGAGTAATCCTTGTATGACTATGGTTAGTAGACATGGAAACCTTATGGGAATGTGGGGAATAATTAAGCAACCAAACAAATCTGGTCAGGTATGGATGCTAGGTTGTAAAAATATGCTTGAAGATAATAGAGACAAACGTGAGTTTTTAAGGCAATCTAGGATAGAATTAAAAAAATTACACAAAGAGTTTCCTGTTTTGTTTAATTACATAGATGCACGAAACACAGTACATCTTAGGTGGTTAACATTTATGGGGTTTACCATAATAAAAAAACATGAAACATTTGGGTATGAAGGTCGACCCTTTTATGAATTTGTAAAAATCTAACTATGTGTACCGCAGTTGCTATTGGTATCTTTAGTGGAATTATGAGCATAGGTCAAACTATTGCTCAGACAGCTGCACAAAATAGACAGATAGAAGCTCAAAATATGAGCGATCAGTTTCAGTACGATTTCAATATGCTTCGTGCGCAAAACCAGAGAAACTATGAAGCAAACCAAGAAGCATTAAGAAACGAACAGATGTTTCAGAACGAAGAATTAGCATTGATAGCAGAAGCAAATAAGATGAATGATGCTAACCAAAAGATTAGGCAGTTGCAGCAACAGTCAGCCCAGGAAACAAGAGAAGCAACTTTAGAAGCTAAGAGACAGGAGGGTACAATTCTTGCTACAGGTAGGTCAGGTCTTAATGTTGCTAACTTACTTGCAGATGTAAACAGAGAATTAGGTAAGTTTGACTACTATACAGACACTAACCTGGCTTTTGCTACAGCTGGAGTGCAATCAGAGAAGAGAGGGTTTATATCAGAACGTGCAAGTAGGATTGCAAGTATATCTCCATATCTTAAGAAAACTATTCTTG